GCAACGGCTGGTAGACCAACTTGGTCAAGCCTCATAACATCAAAAGATGATTCTACCACATAGACTCTATCTGCTGTCTTGACTCTGTGTAAATTAAATAATGTTTTTGATTTTGGAAGTCCTGGAGTATTTTTAAATTCTTTGCCTTCGATTGATCTGCCAACAAAACCTAAAGCAATTCCATCTGGGCTATGTACTGGAACAGTTACCATATCTTGTTTTTCTGAATAGCCTAAAGAAAATTTTAATGCTGACTCTTTAGTAATTTTCCTATAGTTAAAATAATCTTTTGCTCTATCTGATGCTGCAAGGTTATTGTAAAGTCTTTTTAAAACTAGTTCGTCAAACTGTTTAAACTCTTCTTTTTTAATTAGTGTCTTGTCTATTTCAGAGATAATACTTCCTATTTTTTCTTTGCTCTTTATAAAACGAGCAGCCTCAAAATATGTTCTTCCAGATGTATGCATTACAAGTTCAATTAAGTCTGCAGATTTTTGACAAGAAAAACAGAAAAACATTCCGCTATCTTTTTGAACTTCTCCTGCTGGTGTTCTATGGTTATTATGAAATGGACAGAATATTATAAAGTCTGCATCAAGTTCAGACTCAACGTCTACACCCGATCCTGCGAGAACTCTTCTAACTTGCTCTTGACTGTATAAATCGCCTTTGACCCGTCTATTCCTTCTATCCATTCGCTTTGTCTTCTTCCCGTGTATACTCCGTGTATTGATATCTCAAATTCAAAATACTTCTTGTTCTCATTATAGTCTATCGTAAAATCTATGTCTATGTCAAGCCTTGGCACATATCCGCTAAGTCTCATTTCCAAGATTATTAGTCTTTTATACTCAGCCCTAAGTCTACCTATGGCAGATTCATCATGGATGATTCCGCTAAGGTTGAACCTTTTAATCGCCTTGTGGTGATAGTTTGACATATCATATTATAACTACTTATCTTCAAAATCTTTATATCTATAGTATCCCTTGTCAAAATCGCACTGAACAAGGAAGTCTCCCATAAATCCATTACGGTTCTTTCTAAAAGCGCATTCAATAATATCACTATTATTACCACGGCCTAGAGCAAGCACCCAGTCAGCATCGTAGGCAATCTGTCTAGACCAAGCAGTCTGACCCAGTGTAGGTACCGTAGAAAGATCGTTAACGTCATCTGGTGTAGCAGACGAGATAGCAATAATAGGAACTTCTTCGCCAATAGCCATTAGTTTAAGTTCTCTTGAAAGGTTCTTCATTCGTACCGTTTCATTATCTGACTTCTGATTAGGAGCCATCAATTGTAAATAGTCGACAATTACAAAGTCTGGCTTGTACTGATCAATCTTTCCACGAAGGACTGAAGGGTTGATTTCTCCACCTTGATCATTTGAGATAATATGAAACTCTGGCTTACCTTGTAGATTCTTTGCATGCCATTCTTTCAGCATATCCATTTCAATCTCGCCATTACTCAACTTTCTATGAGACCAACGCCCTTCTCCCATGATAGTAAATACACGGTTACGGACTTCTGTCTCTGACATCTCAAGAGAGATTACAAGGGGTGTCTTACCCTGTTTCCAGGCCTGTACAGCGAAGTACAGGGCTAACCAGACTTTCCTATACCTGGGTATGCTAAGAAGACTCCTAACTGACCTGGCATAATTCCAGACGGTAGGTAGTTGTCAAATCCTGGTAGACCAGTCTTGATACCAATGTGACCTAGTTCTTGCTGCTTTTTAACATTTTCAAAGTAGGCAATAGCAGACTCCAAGTCCGTAACATCAATATCACGAATAGCAGAAGTATTTTTCTTTAACTCCGATGTCTGTGTAATTAAATCATTAAGAGCAATTGTTCCTTGACCATTTTGAACATTTCCTGCTGCTGATCTTAAAATATCTTTTAGGCTATCTGTTAAGTATTCTCCTTGCAACTCTTCAAGGTGGTGTTTAGTTGCTCCAATATTTGCTACAGGAGAGAAGTCTCTAAACTTTTCTGTAACAAGTTCTGCTGGTGGAAGGGTTGAGTTGTTCTCAAAATAGAGTCGTATAAAATTCCAAATGTCTCCGTGAGTTCTCAGAAGGTTATCTACGTTTGCTTGTAGCAGTACATGGATTTGTTTATCCTGAAGAACTGCTGTTATAAGTTTAGCCTCTGTATTATTCACTTAGCCACTCCTTTGCCATCCGTCTACGCTCTTCTCTTTCTTCATCGTCTCTTTTTTTATCTTTTTGTGCCTGTAATATTTTCTCTGCATTGTACGCAAAGTAATTCCAAGATGGGTGCTCTGCAACTTTAAAATAGTACTCAAGTATATCGTAGCATCCAGAGATACCGTATGATTCTACAAGAGCGTCTGAAGCCCATTGCTCTACATTTAAATTAAGTGATGGCTTTTGCTCATACCTTGCAGTATGGAACTTGCTGTAGCGTGAAAGCAAAGCCATTCGGTCTTTGCGTTCGGCCATTACTTTTCGTCTGCCTCCGCTTGGGCTTCAACAATCTTTGCAGTTAGTTTGTCTTCAACAAACTTATAAACTCTTTCAAAAGCCTGATCTGTATTTTCTCCATCACGCTTGCTATCAATGATTCCAAGATCCAGCCTCAAAGACTGAAAATTTCCAAGATTTAATGTATACCCCAGCGTTACTGATACTTTCGTTTCTTCTGCCATTACCCCTCCAAGGGACTTAGTTAATAGATTCATTCCAAATCGGAATGTATCGTCCATCTTCTGTTCTCGTATATGTAAGTATACCATCGCCCATTCTGCGTGTCAACTCTTGTTTTGTTGGCGTGATATCGTTTGTTATTAAATTATCTTTTCTTGGTCTTCCAATATGGTGAGTTGCAAGTATATCACGTATCTCTCTTACTTGCGATTCTGAGTAGTATGATCGTACTTGCCATCCTCTATCCCCGCCTTTTTGAGATCCCGTTGGAAATGGAATGACTCCTCGTTTCATTAGTGATGGCATATATTTTTTATGACGATTAACTAAATCAGCAGTCTGGCCTACTGTATATGCTCTTTCTCTTTTATTTTTAAAATCATTAATTAAACAACTTTCAATCTGATCTTTTGTAATATTATAAACAGACATTATTCCGTTAGATTGATTATAATGATGTACACGAACAAGGCATCCGTTTAAAAACCATACCTTCTTACTTCCAGGTATTACAGGGAGGAGATTGTACCCTTCGCTCTGAGTTGTTCCTTTTTTAGTAGCCATCTTCCCTCTTCCGAATTGTTAGGTGGATTAAAAAATTTTCTATTACCACACAAAACACAATAGACTTCAAGATGATTGATTGCACTATATATCCTGTCTATAAACATTCTGCCAGAGCACTTGTTGCATTTGATCATTATGAAGGTATGCCAACTGCTATTATATTAATCCCAACCGATACTTCTCCTGCCGAGTTAAACTTTACAATACCCTCTACGCCTGTAGTAGTTATTGCTTTAATTACAACCGTAACATTTTTGCCAGCGGTTGTATCTTTAATTGTTACTGGTGTCGCAGTTACAATTGGTGCATAAGCAAAACCAACTCCAAATGGATATGTCCATGACTTTTCTTCGCCTGCAATGATTGAAGTAGAACTAACGATTTCTTTATACCCTCCAACAATACGGGCTTCTGAGGTTTTTCTACTTTGAGGCCCCGCTGTTGTTGTATCTACAGTGACATATTTGTTTGCTGATGTTGAGGCACTTTTTTGCAACTGAATAATTGCCTGAGCCATATCATAAATATATGCAACGTCTAATGGCTGTCCTTTATCTGGAACTGATATCATAATATAATTATACCAGACTCAAAGGAGTTATGGACTCAAACAGAGTTGCTGAAGGATATCTTGTTTTTGGAAAAGTTGATGCCTGGATTGCAAGCATTACGCTTGTTTTACCAGTATCTGTTACTGCTCTAAATTCGTTACCAGTAATAGATCTTACAAACTTCCAATCTGTTTCTCCATTATATTTTAAATATATATCAAATGTTTCAATGCCATTAATATCTTTTGACCAAACTGCAGATATTGTTTTTTGTTGAATAGGGTCTAATGGAATTTGCGCTGTAAAAGAAACATTAAGACCGACTAAGATATTAGTAATAGGATCTTTTTTTAGATTTACTGGAATATTGTATATTGGAGACCAATGAGAAACTCTGTTATTGTCATCAGTAATTATTCTATATCTTACTTTGTAGGCCCCAGATGCGCCTGCAAAATTTGTTAACTGCGCTTTTGGAATTATAACTTTTTTAACTTGTGGCATTATTGTATTCCAAGCCCAAACCTAAACTCTATATAGTTTGTTGTATTTGGCGTTTTGATAATTGGAAGAGACCCTGTATTTTTAATTACAGAATATCCAGTCATTCCATATATAGGGTTTGCTTTACTTGTATTTTCAATCCTTACCCCGTCAAAACATACATAGTGGTTCGCACTTGTAGTAGTATTTTTAATAACAGAAGCATATACTCTAACTGTATCTGTCATAGACCAAGACCAGCCAGGACTTCTTATTGCTGTGTCAATAGAACCAGTCATAACTCTATATCTATTTGAGGAAAAAGAAGCGCTATCTGTAATCTGAACTTGTGCAGACTTTCCTGTGTTTACTCCAGTTGTACATAGAAATTCTACAATTATTTTTACTGATGTTGGATTATCTTCAAGGTCTTCTCCATTTTTGTTTATAACTGAATAAGCAACCTTGATCAAATCAGATTGAGAATAGTTATCTAGATTAAGAGATGTGTTAGATAATTTTATATATTCTGATGTGTTGGATGGAACCCATTTTGCTGCTGCCGTTGATATTTCAGAAGAGTCTCCACGAAGTGCAATAAAAGAATTTAAATATCGACATCTTTCGTTTCTTGTAACACGTGGCTCTGTAGAAAAAACTTTATTATCAGCATTTGTTCTAAAAACTTTAGAGGTTGTTGCAATAATATTGTCTCCATCATTGCCATCTAATGGGTCTGGAATATATGGAATTGTCGAAGAGGCTCCAGAGTACTCCCAGTTTTCAGAAAATGTATAAAGAATTTTGCTATCATATGCTCCTGCTGTGGTGTTTGATCCTGCAGAAAATACGCCAACCTCTGTAATTTCATATCTTTCTTCTGTTGGTAACTCTGCAGTAAACACAATCTTTGATACTCCATTTTCAGAAACATATCCTCTGGATGTTATTGGAACACGAAGCATTTCAAAATCTAATCTTTCTTTTTCTGCAAAAGATGCTGCATAGTCAGACAAGTTAGCAGAAGAACCAAGAGGGGTTGGTCCACAGCCAATAGCAATGTGTGACGCATAGGCAGAAGCCTGACCAATCAAATACTTGGCTATAATGTTTTTACCGTTTGTAGTTATCATATCTCATCCACCTCATATATTGTACCATTATACTGACTTCCTTTTGTTTGAATGTTAACCTGCACTAACTCATTTGGCTCCATATTTATTACGTTAATAACTAAATCCCCTGTTTCTGGATCAATATATACAATTTCCTTGTTGGGTCCAGTTCCTTCTGAAGGAACGTGAGCATCTAATTTAATAGGAAAGTTATCAAAAAACTCTTTTGATGTGTCTTGTAATCCTAAGACTCTTTGTGGGCTGTACTGATAAGCAAGCATTGTTAGATTTTTGATTGGTCTATAAAGAACATCTTGGCCATTTATAATATCAGATCTTGTAATTGTAATTATTTCTTGACCACCAATATCTTCAAAGATTAGATCTGTCATTATTTCAATTGGAACAAGTTCTGAACTCTGAATAATTAAATTAGGAGTCGCAACTTTAATATCTGCTTTTGCAGCAACTGATGATGTCGATGCTGGGACTGATGCTACTGGATCTACCATTACACTACCTCGCTTAGATAAATTTCCATACTAGGTCCATCTGTGGACTTTGAATATGAAATACTATAAACAACAAATTTCTTTCCACTGGTTCCAGAGTAATCTAAATCTCCTTCGTAATAGTCAACTTCAGCAATATCTCCAAGTTGTACTGTAGGATTAGCAAAAATCTTTAACCCTATAGACTTTCTTGGCTTAATAATTTTACCAGTTAGCCAAGACATCAAAGCATTTGCTTCATCTTTTGATTGAATATATGGAGTGTCAAGACTAAAATCTTTTTTACCATGTGTCATTCTGCTAATCTTTATATCTTCATATTGTCTTGAAACTTTATTTGGATATGAAACCAGGGTATCTCCGCTGTATTGTGGATTTGAAAAGTCACTATTCTTTGAATAATATTCATCTACACTAAGAGACTCGTCTGTTTCCTGTGTAAATGTTACGCCCTGAATTCTTAAATAGTTTCCTGATGCAGAGTCAAGAGTAATGGCTTTATCAGTTGCATTAAAAATTATAAACTCTGCCCCATATGCTCCTGCTCTAAAGCCAGAAACTGAGTAACCTTTTATAGAATTAAAGGTTGGAGATAGTTGAGCATAAATTGCTGGGTATGCTTTTTCATATTTAATCTTAAAGACTGAAGCCTCTCTCATGATAGTTCCAAACTCCTCAAAATATAAATTGCTTTGAGGTGGCTCATAAGAACTAATTCCTGTTAGGTATGTTGACTGAATGATTCCACTCATTGCATATTTTCTCATGGATTCGCTAGTATTAATTTCTCCATCTTCATCAAAAACAGTTGATGCTGGAGTATTTAAAATATACTTGCTATTTTGTCCATAGTTTGCTCCGATTGCATATATGTTCTCAAACATTATACGAGAAGACCCTCTTGTAAAAAGAGCCATATTATTATAAACTGGTAAAGGATCCTTATCTATTACGCTTGCAATAAACT